TTTAACTATGTATAAATCTACTGTTTTTTATCCAAGAAGATGGCATGGAATTCAAGATATAGATTTACATACAAAAGTAGAAATTCCGCCTGAATCTGTAATGTTTCAATATGGTTATTCTACAAATAATTTAGAAAGTAAAATATAATGGAATTTTTATATATAAATTTAGAAAAAGATACTGATAGAAATGAAGATATGAAAGAACTATTAAAAGATTTTTCATATACTCGTATTTCAGCTATAAAACATGATTATGGTCCATTAGGTGCATCACAATCTCATATAAAAGCTCTTGAATATGCAATTGAAAAAAACTGGGATTCTGTATGTATTATGGAAGATGATTTAGTATGGAATGAACGTGAAAAAAATTGGTTAATTTTACAAGATTTATTAAAAAAACCATTTGATGTTATTATGTTATGTGGTGTTTTAGTTAATTATAATAAAGAAACTTATAAATTAAAACAATCTAATTGTGCTGCTGGTTATATTGTTCATAAAAATTATTATAAAACTTTATTAGAAAATTTTAAAGATGGATATCAAAAATTTTCAAAGGATTATTATAGACCTATTATGAAATGTTTATGGAATAAAAATGGATATGACATAAGACGTCCTTCCTTAAGTTATTTGTATAGAGTTGATACATATTGGCATTCTTTACAAGAAAAAGATAATTGGTTTATTATACCTTTATTTATTTCAAAACCTAATATTTCAAATACCGAAAAAAAATACACAGATTATTCTCATATATTTCTTAAATAACATTATTTACAGTTCCTTGTACTGATATAATATATCCTTTAAATCCTAATTGTGGATATTTAGATTTTAATAAAGATTGTAATTCTTTTAATTTTTCAATATGTATTTTTTCATCTGTATCTGGTTTCTCTAAACCACCAAGAACTAATTTTTTATATGCTCCACAATCCATATGATCAAATACCCAAATTTCTTGAATATCATGTAATGCTATTGCTAATCCTACATGATCATGAAATGTTTGTCCCCAATGTGGAAATTCATTTTGTAAAACACCTACAGATGCACCAGCTAATGTAAATAAATCATAATCACCTTTTAAATCTTGTGTATGTGTTAAATACCATGCTAAAGAATTTGCATATCTTGGATCAATACATCCTAAAACTAATACAGATGCTCCACCCGATTTAAATCCTTCAATAGATGGTTGTAATCTTCCTCCAAAATATCCACTAAAAAATGCTAAAAAAACAATGACTAAACCATACAATAAATATTTATTTTTTCCTAAATTCATTTTATTTTTATAATTATAATAAAAAAATGTTAAATCAATATTTATTAGAATTTATGGGATCTTTAATAATATCTTATGCTTTAATATTTACACATGAAAATCCTTTAATTGTTGGTCTTACACATACTGGTGTTCTTTATTTATCATCACAAAATTCTTTAAAAGGACATTTTACACCTTTATCAATTATATGTGATTTATTTTTACAACGTATAGAAGTAATTGAAGGTTTAAAATTAATTACTATACATATTTTATCAGCTGGATTAATTAGTTTTCTTTATATTACAGCATAAGTAATGATATAGAATCATGTATAATAGCTATCCAATATGCATCTTTTAAAGTCCAATTGAAACCTAAAACAAGAAAAGAAAATAGTATTAAAGAACGTAAGAAAATTATAAATATTGGGTTCGACATCAACATTTATATTCTTCCTTAAAAAAATTTCTTTTATAATAGTATAACAAGATGGGCGGTGGTTTAATGCAATTAGTATCTTATGGTGCACAAGATATCTACATTTCTGGTAATCCCCAGATTACTTTCTGGAAAATTCTTTATAAACGTCACACTAACTTTGCCATGGAAGCTATTGAAGTAACTTTTAATGGTCAAGCAGATTTTGGTAAACGTGTGACTGCTGTAATTAATCGTAATGCTGATTTAATGTTTCGTACTTATTTAACGGTTGTTCTTCCTCAAGTAGAATTGAAAGCTACTGGTGGTGCAACTACTAGTGGGACTACCCAATTATCTGCTTTCCGTTGGGTCAATTATATTGGTCACAGATTAATTAAACAAGTTGAATTAGAAATTGGTGGTCAACGTATTGATCGTCAATATGGTGATTGGATGCAAATCTGGACTCAATTATCTACGGAATCTGGTTCTGTAACTGCTTTAGATTCTTTATTAGGTAATACTCATGATCTTGTTTTACTTAAACAACCTGGTGGTGTTGCATTAGATGGAACTTGCTCTGGTTCTGAAACTACCTTATCTTGTGTTGCTCGTTCTGGTACTCCCATGAAAACGTTATATGTACCTCTTCAATTTTGGTTTTGCCGTAATCCCGGTCTTGCAATTCCTTTAATTGCTCTTCAATATCACGAAGTACGTATTAATGTAGATTTTGAAATTTGGGAAAATTGCGTATATGCTGAAGGAGCTGATGGTGTACCCGCCCGCCCCGATGCTCTTTCTTTAGCTGCTGCATCTGTCTATATTGATTATGTTTACCTTGATACTGAAGAAAGACGTAGATTCGCACAACAATCTCATGAATATTTAATTGAACAAGTACAATATACTGGTGCTGAATCTATTACTTCTTCTTCTAACAAGATTCAACTCAATTTCAATCACCCCGTAAAAGAACTTGTATGGGTAGTACAACGTGATTCTTTTGTTGATTGCTCTTTTGCTAACTGGACGTCTACTGTAGGTGGACAACAACCTTTTAACTATTCTGATGATTTCTCTACGGAAGGTATCATTATGTCTCTTCTTGCCACAGGTACTTCTAACAGTACCCCCAACGCTACTATGGCTCTCGGTAATTCTGCAACTGGAATGGCTTCTGGACTAGAAGCATTTGGAACTACTGCATTCCCTGGTTTGAATGCTTCATCTGGATCTGCTGGTCAATTTGCTGAATTCGATACGGGTGTCAATTATTTACTTGCAAAAGTAATTTTAGATTCTGGTGTACGTTGTGAAGGTAAAAATCCCGTTGAAGTTGCTAAATTACAATTAAATGGACAAGATCGTTTTACTGAACGTGAAGGATCTTATTTCGATAAAGTACAACCTTATCAACACCACAGTCGTACTCCTTCTACGGGTATCAACGTTTATTCCTTCGCCTTAAAACCCGAAGAACACCAACCTTCTGGATCTTGTAACTTTTCTCGTATCGATAAAGCTACTCTCCAACTCTCTGTTTCCTTAAACACTGTAATAGGTGCACGTACCGCACAAGTACGAGTTTATGCACTCAACTACAACGTTCTTCGTGTAATGTCTGGCATGGGCGGACTTGCTTACTCAAATTAATCAACTTGGTGGTCTGGATTGCATTTACCACCCATTTATACACTATGGTATTATTATTAGTATAACAATAACCGAATGGAATTTATAATTGAAGGCGAAACGCGTAATAAAACTGGTAGGCCCGCAATGGGAAATACATTTGAAGAATTTGATACATATATCCAAGGAACAATATTTACAAAAGGTCATCCTATTCTATATAAAATAGATAAGGATGACCTAGAAAAAGTTAAATCAAGAAATTGGTTTGCGTGTAGTAATTACATTGGTTCAAATATTACAATCGGTGGAGTTCGTAAAATTCTATATCTTCATAATTTTATTATGAATAATATTGTATTTCCAGGTAGAGGTGCTAAATCAAGTATTGATCATATTAATAGAGATGGTCTAGATAATCGTAAAGAAAATTTAAGACTTGTTACACAAACTCAACAAAATTTGAATCAAAAAAAGAAGAAGAGAACTGCTACGCTTCCAGAAGGTATTTCTGAAATACCAACACATATTTGGTATATTAAAGCTAATGGTGCACATGGAGATCGATTTGGAATTGATTTGAAATCTGAAAAGTTTAAATGGAAAACTACATCATCAAAAAGTGTTTCTATAACAGATAAATTAAAACAAGCTATTGAAAAACTTCAAGAATTATATATTCAATATCCTCATCTTAAGAGAGATTTAACTAAGTTTATTTAGATCAATTTAAAAATAAATTTTTCAGATTTATCTTTATTTTCAAAACTTGGTATTAATTCTACATAAGCTAATGTTTTTATAGGTGGTTTTTTAAATAAACTAAATTTTGTTTGTAATGAAGTTGGAAGAATAGCTAGACCTGGATATTTATCATGATAAGATTCTGTATAATTTCGAGAATCACATAAATGATTATGAATTATTTGTATTGATAAAGATGGATTTGATACTATAAGTCCAGAATTATAAAGACATAATGAAAAACGATTCTCACATCCTGGAATACCCATTAAAATATCTGAACAATTTTTTATAGGATTTAAAGGTTTATAAATTATCCATGCATCTTGAGTAGTTGATCCACTTGATAAATCATAAAAAGAACATTTCCATTCTTTTAAAGGTAATTTATAATCATTTAATAATTGATATCTTGTTAAACAATATGCAGAATTTGGTGGAATTTTTTGAATTAAATATGAAGTTTTATAATCTAAAACAATATCTGAATTTATTAGAATATTTATATTTTTAAAATCATATAAATCTAAAAAAGTTTGATATGATGGTCTTTTTTCTATAAATATACATTCAAGTTTAGGATGTTGATATATAAATGGAATTTCACATAATAATTTTAATTTTGTAAGAAAAGGATTTTCTAAATTTAATTCAATAGATTTTAAAACTTCTTTTTCATGTTCTTCTTCAATTTTATACCATGATGTCCAAAGAATCATTCTATATATAAATATATAAATATATATAAAATGCCTTCTAAAACATTGAAAAAAAAAGTTCTAGTAAATGTGGCCCTCCAACTAAAATAAAAAATAAATAAATATTAATATATAAAAATGGAAGGACCAACTCCTAGAGTTAATGACTATGAAGTTTTTGTTAAGGTTAGCGGAGGGAGATATGGTCCTTATACAGTAAAATCAACGGATACTATGTTAAGTTTAAAAGAACAATTCTCAAAAAAAGAAGGTGTTGCTATTGAAAAAATAATATTTCGTGATATTTATTCAGACGATACAAAAACCTTTGCAGATCTTGGTTGGAATGCTAATGTAAATACAACCGTTCCTGCAATTTTAAGAAGATTAGGAGGGAGAAGAAAAACAAGAAAATTAAGAAAAACAAGAAAATTAAGAAAAACAAGACATCGTAAATTTTAACTTACACAATAAATAGATACAAAAATAAAATGTTAGTTGTTGAAGCAAAAACTGTACAGACGGGTGCTATGAGAACTTTAATTGAAGCTTTACGTTCAATTTTAGTTGAAATGTCATTAACATTTGATAAAGATGGTATAAAAATGATTGCTATGGATAATACTCGTACTGTTTTAGTACATCTTATATTACATGCTGATAAATTTGAAAAATATTCATATACAAAATCAACACCTAAATTTATTATTGGTATTAATACTGATCATTTATATAGAATTATAAGAACAGCTGTTAATGATGATACAATTACATTTCAAATTGATCAAGATGATTTGAATTCATTATGTATTATAATGGAAAATTCTGAAAAGAAACAAGTACATAAATATAAATTAAATTTACTTGATCGTGATGAACCAGCAATTAAATTACCCGATACAGAATTTTCTACACGTATAATGATGCCATCTTTAGATTTTCAAAAGTTATGTAGAGATATGACATTATTATCTGCAAAAACTGTAGAAATTACAAATATAGGTTCTTCTTTAACATTTAGTTGTAAAGGACATTTTGCTACAAGAACTACAACAATGGGTGATTCAGAAAATGAATTTAATATTACTAAAAATACGAATGATGAAATTGTTTCTGGTAATTTTTCATTAATGCATTTAGGATTATTTACAAAATGCACAAATTTATGTAATAATTTAGAAATTCATATGAAGAATGGATGGTTTATAATGTTTCGGTATGTTGTAGCTAACTTAGGGGAAATAAAGTTATGTTTGATGCCATGTACTGCTTAAACCCATAATGAAAATCCATAATATTCTCGTAAAAACATAACTGATCTAGCAACTATTTCTAGACCTAAAAAACTAGTAAATAATGTTGTCATTAATATAGTAACTCCAATTCGGGTTTCTTTATTAATTGGTATACTAAATAATTCTAATAACGGATCAATTGCTAATGGTGAATCCTTTCCTCCTAATTTAATTTCTAATGAAGTGCATATACACATATGTAAAATAATATGTTGAATCCATACAACTAAAGATACAATAAAAACAATAAATTGAAACCAAAATACTGGATAAATAACATGCGATACAAAAACTAAACTAAAGAAAAATAATAAAACAAATATGTGTAATGTATATGTGATCTTTGATAATGCTTCATTATTATCTGAAATCCAACCATAAAAGAATTTTACAAAACTTTCTAAAGAATTTACTAATAATGTTCGTATTTGTTTGCGATCCATTTATAATAATTACTTAGGTCTTGATTGGTTGAAAGTATACGTAACATCATCAGTAACACGAAAATAAGCTAAATTTTGATTTAGAATTTGTTTACTACATTTTGTTTTATCTGTATTCCAAATTTTAATAATATGAAATTGACCTTTTGGAGATATAGAAATTCCAGCTAAAGTTCCTTTATTTTCATTTAAAAGTTCATCTGAAAGACAGTGAACCATTAAATCTATAAAAGAAGTATGTGCTTGTTGTGCATCAATTTTTTTTGACCATGTTCCACCTTTTTCCATTTGTGGAGCATCCCATTGTGGAGGACAATCATTTTTCATAAAGAAGAACATTCCACATTCCCATGCTTCTTTAGGAATTATATCAATAACACTCCAAAATTGTTGTACATTAGTAAAATCTGCAACTTTAATATAATCTTTTAATTCATAACCTTTTACTTCTGGATCATGATACCATAAGATCCATCTTGATGAAAATTCCATCCTTTATATTTCTTTGAATGTTTACATCATTAAAACGAATTCGTTTTCACATTAATAGTTTTATAAACTAAAATAGAATGATTACAAATGCATTTATATATTCTGTTCGCTTTGCTGACAAATTAACATTACCTAAAATAATTAGTGAAAATATTTCAAAACTTCGTTTAATTCCAGCTACTTATAATCGTCCAACAAAATTTATAAAACAACTTCCAAAAGAAGTTGAAGATAATTGGAGAAAGAAACTTCTTGTTGATTTAGTACGTAGAATTCGTGAAACAGATGATCCACAATATGATGAAGTATTTAGTATTTTAAATATTGTTGCTGTTCCAACATTAGAAAAACTTTCAAAACAAGCATTAGAAATTATTAAAAAACGTGACGAACAATTTCGATTGCGTGTAACAACTCTTTTATTTGATAAAGCAATTAGAGAATCCTTTTATGCTGGTATTATGGCAGATTTTGCTTTGATTTTAAAAAAAGAAATTCCAGAAATTTCAGTAGATCTTGAAACACAATCTAAAATGTTTACATCTTTGTATGATATGTCAGATACACTTTTATATCCAAAACTTGAAGATCCAGAATTTAAAGAAAAACTTATTTTGTGGTCAAAACAAAAAAATATTCGAAGAGGATATGCAAGATTTGTAACACATTTATTTACACGTGATTTAGTAACTAGTAAAATTCTTCAAGAATCTATGCAAAAAGTTATTGAAGATTTACAAAATACAATTATTGAATTGAAAACAGAACAAACAGAAGAAAATGCAACACAATATGCAGATTTTCTTTATGAAATTGCAAAACTTTTAAAACCAACAGCTGTAGAATTAAGAGGACTTATTGCAACAAAAATTGATGAAATATTAAAAAGACCTCGTGTTGAATTACCTTCTCTAAATATGAGATCAAGATTTAAATTAGAAGATACATTAAAATGCGTAAAAGTTGTATAAATTATGTTATAAGAAAAATATAAAATGTTGCCATCAGCTAATGTTTTATTAAAAGCAGCACAAGTTAGTATTGATGAAGATAAACCAATCTATTTAGATTATTATCAAGATTCTGTTGATAAAAAATGTTGTATTGGTGTTCAAGGACAAACAAAATATTTAGTAAAATCAACAGATGAATATACTTCAACTATACAAACAGTTTTTAAATGTGAGAATTGTTATGTAGTTATGACAGAAAATTCTTTGTATATTGTAGATGCATCTGTACCCGTGAAACGCGTTTTAGGAGACGCTGAAGAAAAACAATAAAGAAATAATGGATTATCCACCACCTCATTATATTTTATTTGAACCTTTGAATGATAAACAAACAATAGAATTATGGAAAGATTATAAAATAAAACATCCAGATTGTGAATATGAAGAAATTGATGCATCTATAATATATTCTACAGAAACATTTGCACCATGGTTTGATATATGGATATCAAAAGTTCCAGAAAAATTTGCAAGATTACGTATATTAATTATATGGCATTCAGAATTTTTAACGTTTGCATGTCAACAAATGTTAAGAAGACAATTAGAACAACGTTCTTTTAAAAATAGAGTATGGTTTCATATTGAAGAACCTACATCTTTACAAACTGCATTAATTAGTAGATGTATCGTAAAACGAATTCCAGAATCTATTTCTATTTTAAAAGATAAGAAATGATCCATGTATTTACAGATGGTGCATGTATCCAGAATGGAAAACAAGGAGCAAAAGCTTCCTTTGCAGGTTGGTTTCCTGAAAAGAAAGAATTATCCTTTTCAAAACTTTTAGAAGATGAACAAAAAACAAATCAGAGAGCTGAATTAAAAGCTATTTATGAATCTATAAAAATTGCAAAAGAAAATGGATATGATTCTATAAAAATTTATACAGATTCTTTATATTCTAAAAAATGTTTAACAGAATGGATTGAAGGATGGATAAAAAAGAATTGGAAAACTACAGATGGTAAAGATGTTAAACATCGTGATTTAATTGAAGGTTCATACGAACTTTTAAAAACATTTAAAGAATATTCTTTTGTTCATGTTAAAGCACATACTGGTAATAAAGATGAATTATCTATAAATAATGATATTGTTGATAAAATGGCATCTAAACTTTTATTTGAAAAAATAGAAGAAAAAGATCCCGAACAATTATTTCCAGATTTAGAATTATCATTTATGGGAAGTCCATTAGAAGAAACAAAAATTATTGAATGGTGTAAAACACATTATGATTTATTAGATAAAGATTCTTTTCATTCTGCATTATTTTCAGCATTTCAATCAACATTAAAAAAAAATGGAATTGATTCAACAATACAACAAATTAATAAAACAAAATATCTTCGTATATCTAAAAATATTGTTAAATTATAAAATGTCTGTATATATTTTCAGTTCACCAAATTGTAAACCATGTTTAGATATAAAATCATCCATAGAAGAATTAAAAGAAGATTTTCCTTCTTATGAATGGAATTTTATTAATATACTTGAAAATTCTGAATTATTTAGAAAATATGAACTTGAAAAAGTTCCATCAATTGTTATAGATAATTCTTCTATTAAAAAATATACGGGAACTAATATTATAGAATATTATAAATTATTTATTTCCCAATAGATTCACTTGATACTAATTGACCATTTTTATATAATTCTGCTACAAATGTTTGTTCTTGTCCAGATGGTGCACTTGATTGATTTGAAGAAGGCATTGTTACACAAGTACCAGTAGCTGGTAAATATGTTTGATTTGGTGGGCAATTAACTTTACCACTAGCTGGATTAGTAGGATCCCAAGGAGTAGTTCCACTAGCAGCAATTTCACTCCCTGGAACTCTTCCACCTACTCCTCCTCCACCACTATTCATTGTTATAAAAGGATTAAAAGATATTGGTGTTAAAAATCCAGCTAATAAACTAAAAACAACACCTAATCCAATAGCCAATAATATTGAATATGTACCATATACATAAAAATCAGAACATCCAGGTCCAAATTTAAAAAGCATTACAGCTAACAATAATGGAAAGAAAACATTAACACATAAAAATACTATAGAACTACCACTAGATCCATATAATCGAAACGACCATATAGTATAATATGTTAAAAGTAATGATACAGTAAATAAAGAAGATGGAAAAAATTTATTTTCAAACCATTCTAAACCAGGTAATGTACACCATATACCAGATTCATTTGTCCCTGCAGTTTTTGTATACGTAGATAAACCAAATCTTGACATATCAAATAATTTTCCTATAATTAATGTACCAAATACAAGAACAGATGGTAAAGATGTAATAACTTGCTTTGGTCTATTTATAAGATCTAAAATAGGTCCAAATAATAATAATGATATTGGCGCAATATTAACTACAAATATTAAGAGTAATAACAAACCATTACCTACAGAGAAGAAGGGACCACTACCACCTACATCACTAAAGGTTCCCCTTTGATAAAGATAAAAAAGAATTCCTATTAATACTGCTGAAATTGCACCACCTATACCCATAGAAGCTTCAGTAGATAAATTACTAGTTGAATTTCCCATTTATAATTATATCTTATAAAAATAAGAGACATGAGTATATTTTCATCTCAAACAACATGGCCACCACAATGTTTATCAGCAAATCAAAGTCCATTAAATTTATCACAAACATCTTCAAAAGTATGTAATGGTACATGTGAACTTGTTATGGATGATGGTTATATTTCACAAGCTGTTGTTTCTATATCTGATGAAGGATTATTATTAACAAATACATCTGGATTAGGAACATGTAAATTTCGTAGTGAAACCTATGTATGTCAAGCATTACATATAAATCATCCTTCACATCATACATTAGAAGGTGTACAAGCAGATGGTGAAGTTACAGCAATATTTCAAAAACCTACAGGTGAATTATTATGTGTATCTTCCTTATTTCGAGTAAATCCTTCTCAAACACCTTCTTATACATTTTTTAAACAATTTGTTCCTTATGCTTTACCTAGTGGTGATACACAAGTAAAATTACAAGATTGGTCTCTTTCTATGATGATACCATCAACTTCACCTTTTTATGTATATTCTGGTTCTACATTAGTACCACCATGTACACCTTGTGAATGGGTTGTATTTAGAACTATGATTAATATTGATACTGGTGATTTTGCATATTTAATAAGAAATTCAGAAGCTGGTTCAAGAACTATAATATCACAAGGAAATAGAGAAGTATTTTTTAATGATAGTGAAAATTTATCTGGAAGTATGCCAAATGATGGAAAATTATATTTAAGATTAAAACCATTAGGTAATACACCTTTACCATCATCAAAGAAACCCGTAGATTTTAGTGAAGAAAAATCTTCTACATTAAAATCCTTAAAAAAGGGTTTAAAAGATCATGTAGATTCTAATGGTGGTATAATTCAAACAATCAAATTTTGGTTAGTTATTTTATTAGTTTGTATTGGAATAAAATTTGGTTATGATTCATCAAATAAAAATCCTTTTACATTTCAAGTTTTTACAGATAATAATGGTCTTCTTCCTAATGTTTCGGGTGCTGCTAAAACAACTGTTTCTTATTCTTATTCGATACTAAAATGGTTATATGATACTACAATAGGATTTTTCAATTTTATGTGGGAAACAATTAAATTTTTCTTACCAATTCCAGCATTAGAAAATCCTAGTTCGTCGCCCACATAGATGGTTCTGAATTTGTAACCATTAATGAATCATCACTATCAGAATCAGAAGATGGTGGTTTCAATACAGATTGAAGACGTTTTTGTTCTCTTCTTTCTTTTTGTTTTTTATTTTTACGTCGTTTATTAGCACATGGATCAATCCAATGACCTTTTTCTTCTTCAATTTCATTCGCAATAATAAGTTTTGGAATACCTGGCATTTTCTTTCTTTTTTTATATTATTGTATATGTTTTATGTGTAAAACGGAATTACAAGTAATTGAATTTATAAATATATACAAAGGAAAAGAATGGTTCTTGGAATTCAAGTAAATTCTAATGGTATTATATCATCTATTTCAATACCTAAAACAGATGATATATTAGTATGGATACGTAAAAAATTTAAAAATCAAGAATATACATTTCAAGGAAATATTGATCATCCAACAAAAGAAGATAAAATTTCAGTCTTTGCAAGAACATCAGAAGAAGAACAACAAAATGAACATATGTTACCACCACCATTTGATGAAGAAAATTTTGTTGGTACTATCTTATTATTTTCTTGTGAAACTGAAAAAGATGAATATGAAAAACTATCAACATCATATAAAGATTTATCTGTAGAAGAATATGAAACATTATATCATGAATGGTCTGCAAATATTGAAGAAGAAGAATATGATGATGATGATGAAGAAGAAGAACTAGAAATTCAACAAGAAGAAATAATTAAACCATTAAAAATAGTAAGTATTGTAGCAAAAGATGTTTCTATTCATACACCATTAAGAGAAAAAGTTCTTCAAAATTTTAAAGAAAAAACAATATATTTTAAAGAATTAGAAGAAGAAATTCTTCATTATATTGTTAATTATTGTAAATCTGAAATGATTGATATTGATTGGTCAAATAGAATCTTTTCTAATACATATAGAAGTAAAGCAATATCAATCTATGAAAATTTAACAACTGAATGGATTGAAAAACTTGGAAAAGAAATTACACCAAAAATATTTGTTGAATTAAGAGCAGAAGATTTAAATCCATCAAAATGGAAAAGTACACTCAAACAAGTTATGGAAACTGAAATGAAATTATATGCAAATAAAGATACAGCTTCTATATATTTATATTGTTCAAGATGTAAAACTAAAACAAAATGTTCTTATTATCAATTACAAACACGTTCTGCTGATGAACCTATGACAACATTTGTTACATGTATTGAATGTGAAAAGAAATGGAAATATTAACCTACTTTTATAGAAATTTTAGATTTCGAATCATCTTCAGATGGTGTATCAACATGTGTTTTTCCTCGAAAAATTTCAATTTTATGTAAACCATTTGTTTCTGCTGGTACAGCAATATTTGTTACATTTTTAAACTGTTTATTAAAATCATCTAAAATTGATTGTGGACACATAGGTGTTGTTTCTGCTAATCTTTCCATAGTTTCACGTATATTTATTAAAAATGGTTGAGCATCCATACGTTCATCTCTTGGTAATGATAATTCTATACTTATTCGTGTTGATAATTTAGAATAATTTAAATGTGCTATACGATGAGCTTCAGAACGTTTTGCAAATGCAAAAAAACTACCTAATGTATTTAATATTCCAACACCTATTGATACTAATCCAATAGCTGTTGAAGATACAGAAGAACCACCAAATAATGATTGAGAACCTACAGATGCAGTACCAGCTAAAGTTGATAATATAATAACTGGAACTTGTACACATGTATTATATTTTGATGTTAATGCTTCTCCACGTGTATGTAACCATGATAAACCACGACATTTTTCACCTTCTTGTGCTATAATATCTTCTAATTGTGATGACCATTCTATTTTAGATTCATCTATGTCAATTTCCGTCATTTGTTTTCTAGACAAGGAAATAATGGTATTACATTTAGAAGAAAATCCAGATACGAGAAAAAATATACAACTTTTAAATTATGTCTATAAACAATCAGATAATTTAGAATTTTCAAAAACAATTGAAAAATTTCTCCGATTATATGAATATTTAAAAGAAAATAAACATTCTTATATGTATCCAAAAGATATATGTAAAGATATTTTATATAATGGGAAACCATTTTTTCAAGAATCACACTGTGAAATTTTATATGAAATGTTAGCTATGAAAGGTGGTGGTGAAAAATTTAATACATTATCACGTATTTTACTTGGATGGATGTATAAATTATCACCAAAATATATTGAAGTATCATTAGATCAAATAATTCCTTTATTTCAAAAATATATTAATGTTTTATTTCAACCTGGAACAAAAGAAAGAAATTTATTTAATTTATCTATAAAAGTTATATATATTGTTATTAATGAAGAATTAAATGATTTAAAAAATTCGAATGAAGAATCTGGATTTTTTTCTTTAGTAGGACATTATATTTTAGTATTAATTTATTCTTTATTTTTAATCTTTTTAAATATTTTACATTCAAAACAAGGAGATTGGAGAAATTTATTTATTGAAACATTTTATATTTTACCATTTTTAGATGAAACATTAATGAAATTATCTTCAAATATTGAACCACATTTAGAAACATATGATATAATACGTTCTAAAATAATTGATACATTAAAAAAAGATAATTTATCAGAAGATGCAGAATTATTAGAAACACATTTACCAAGTTTAGTTTCAGATATACCTTATAAATATCCATTAGATACACCCGTTCAATTACCAAGATTAATTGACAAATTAAAACAATTAGTAAAAAATCCAGACATATATGAAAATCTTGAAATGTTAATAAAAAAATATGCTGCTACATTAACTCCAAAAAAAGAAGATAATATACAAAAACAAAAAGAAATTATTGGAGGATTAAAAAGATTTACAAGAGGACATCTTATTAAAAGAAAATGGGGGACACGGAGGAAGTCAGAACAAGATTAAAAGAATGGATTTCTTTAGATGATCAAATTCGTAAGTTACAACAACAACAAAAAATTTTACGTGATAAAAAAGTTGAATTATCACAAAAAATTTTAGAATTTATGAGAGATAATCAAGTTGATAATTTTAATTTAGAAGGAAATGGGGAAGGAACAATAGCACGATCAGTACGTCAATCAAAACCACCTTTAAAACGTCAAATTGTTCGTACACAATTATTATTACAATTTGCTGATCAACCACAACGTGTTGCAGAAGTTTTACGTGCTATTGAAGGTATTCCAGAAGGAAGTGATGATATGTCAGTAGTTGGAAAACAAAAAGAATTACTTTCTAGACGATTACCTAAAAAACAATCATTAACACTTTTATAAAATTTTGATACCACATTGTTTAATGATTTTTTTGTAATCAGATAAAGTATTTAGTAAATATTTAGGATCAGATTCTCCTCCTTCAAAAAAAGGAGATTTATCTATACGATTGGGTAGTCCATCTCCTTCACAAGAATGTGTTGTTACATTAAAATCAGGATAAATAAGATCTTTTTTCTTTGTTCCAAGATATACTGCAGATATTGTTAATGTTGAATCAGATAAAATCACTCTAGAACAATTTCTAAAACAATATACTGTTTCATTAGGATCTAAATTTAAATAGTCATATTGATCTCCAAGAAGACATTTTGCTACTTTAAGAGAATCTGAGAAGATATATACTGGTTCATCTTTTTTTCTTAATTTTGCAATATAATCTAAATAAAATTCTGGTTTTAGTAAAATAAATTCTATTTTTTTTCCTTCTATTAGATGATTATAATTTATTTGAAGCTTATCTCCTAATCTAAAATGAACAAAAATACCATGTTTCATATCAAGCTTATCTAAATAAGAATATACTGGATTTAGTGTAAAACATTTACGCATTATTGTACTTTTGAATGCTGCTTTATGATTTTCGTATATAAGAGAAAGAAATTTAGAAATTTTACATTTGTAATCTGTAGTATTAAAATAATTATTTAAAAATCTAGGAAATTTTTTTACTAAAATATCATATTCTTTCCATGATTTAATAAATTTTATACGAGGATGAGTTTTTAATTGAGGAAATAAATATGTTAATTGTTCTGTATCAATACCTTTTTGGTGAACTGATTTCGAATCAAAAACAAGAAAATTTGCTTTAACATGATATACAACAGTTATTAAGATAAGAATTTTTGAACCTAATCCAGCAGATAATCTTAATACATATGTATCCATTCCTATTATATTTTAGTCTTTAAAATTTTCAAGTGAATTTTTTGCAGCCAATTGTTCTGCTTGTTTTTTTATATTTGAAATACCTTTTCCTAATTCTTCTTTTGTACTTGGATTTTCTGCTATCATAGTATACCCGTTTATAGATGAAATCATTTTATAAACCGGTGTAAATTTTAAATTTGTTTGACAATATTTTTGTAATTGATCTTTATAATTTGTATCATTTTTTAATATTAATGGTATATCTACATATGATTCAATTATAGATATAACAAACGTATATGTTATAGTAAAATTATTTTTAGAATCTGTCCATAAAGCACCTATGAATGCTTCTAAAATATCACCTAATTTTTTAATATTTGTTCTTCCATTACAAATATCTTCATTATGTCGTGATATTATATAAAATTTATCTAATCCAATTTTTTGTGCTAATATACCTAACATCGAATTACATACAATTTCTTTTCTTAAATTTGTTAAGAATCCTTCTTGTTGTGTAGGAAATCGTTTTATTAAATATGTTGCAACAATAGCACCTAAAATTGAATCACCTAAATGTTCTAATCGTTCATATGAATCTGGAAATAAATCTATACAATCATCTGGTTTTTTAATTAATATTGATTTTTCACCAGTTGGTGTTATATATTCTATTTTTTTTACATAAGAAGAATGTACCATAGCAGTTTGAAATAAAGAAGAATTTTTTATTTCATATATATCAATTGAAAATCTTTTTAAAATTTTTTGAATATCTTCTTTTTCAAAGAAAATATTTTTTGGATTATATGGATTATATTCCATTCTTTTTATATTTAAAATAAAAAAAGTATATGAAAGTCCGTTTTTTTAACGTAATTCAAGTTTCAATTCTTTAATACAAATTTCTTCTTCAACATTTTTTATAATAAAGTTTATAAGTTTATTTGCATGAATTAAAGCAACTTCTTGTTTAGGTTGTTCTGGATATTCTTTTAGAAAATATGCTCGAATTAAATCATTAAGAAATCCTTTTGATAAAGACCATGGTTTTTTCCATTCACGTTTTACTACAATTTTTTTATTTTCACCTAATGATATTTCATTAACAGCATTATATTCTGGTTTTTTTATAATTTCTTGTATTTGTTCAAGATAATGATTTTTTTGTTTCAATTTTTCTTGTCTTTGACTATTTAATTCATCTAATTGTTTATCAACTTCAATAAGTTGTTTAGAAAATTCACGTAATTGTTCCATTTACCTTTTTTTACTTTAAATTAAAAAAAAAGAAAAATAATCCATTTTTTTATCTTTTTTTGTAAAATCAAAAAATAAATATATTGGAAAATATATATTTATTTAAAGGCTACAAAGCTCCGACCAACGCTAAGTAACAGTAATACTCTAAAAGTATTCCCTATTTTTATCATAAGCTCGGCATCCCGTTCTTACGTCTACAATTTCTGTTAATTTGTAGAATTTTCCGCTATTATAGCCGTGTACGCTATAAGAATATCATATCTTTTGATATGTCTATATAAATTATAAACAATATAAATTTATTAACAGCAAATTTATATTTATTTATATTCTATTTTCCTTCTAATTAAAATGTCTTTTAATTAGAATTATTGCAACATTCCGCAATAATTTATAATCGTCTAAAACGATTTCTATACCAGAAATAAATCTGTTTGGAAATATTTTTCTTTGTTTTATAAAACACGTTTTAAGTAACTTCTTTTCATAACTTTTAAAATAAAAGAATGAGAATAGTTTCTTACTGAAAACAAACTATTATAAGAAGAAGATACTTTAATGTGTTTACTTATAAATATAAGTAAAGTATTTCTACGTACCCTTACCTTAGAAAAAAATAATCCGTTTTTAATATATAGAGAAAAATGTTTGATGAAAAAGAAATCTTACATTTAAAAGAAGTTTATAATTCAAAATATTCAGATAAAATTACAGAAATGAATCCAGATAAAATATGGGAAATTATTTTAAAAAAATTTAGTTCAAAATGTAAAACTGGTAGAACAGAATGTGTTATTTCACATATGATAAATAAATCAAAATCGCCATCATCATGGATAACAAATCCAACAGATTGGTTATCTGATTTAGATATTGATCGAGTTGAACATAATTTTGTTAAATTATTTCCAGATTATTATTATGTTGGGTGTGTTACTATTGATTTTGATTTAAAAGATGAAAAAGGAAAATGTATTGTAGATGCTTTATGTAGTTTAAAATTAAAAACATTATATAAAAAAGGAAAAACAAAAATAGGTATTATTTTTAATACAGATGTACATACTGGTGAAGGAGAACATTGGATGGCATTATATTGTGATATATCACCAGAAATTGATCAACCACGTATAACATATTTTGATTCATATGGTACTGTCCCAGAAAAAGAAATACAAAAATTAATGTTACGTTGGAAAACAGAATGGGATTCTTTACAATTACATACAAAAGAAATGGAAACTACATATAATTTAATACAACATCAAAAAAGTAAATCTGAATGTGGTATGTATTCTTTATATTTCCATTATTGTTGTTTAAATAATATATCTATGGATGAAAGAATTCCAGATGAAGTTATGAATATTTTTCGCAGATTTCTTTTTAAAATTAAATAAATAAGAATGGATACTGAATATCTTTTATATGTTGTAATAGGTTTAATATTTTTAGCTATACTTATTATAACCTTTATGATGACTGGTTCAAAATCATCCTCTGAAAAAATTGGAACACAAAATTTAATGGAATATACAAAAGTTATATCTTTATCACCATTAGGTTCATCTACTGATAAATTATGTGATTTTTATATTGCATCTTCTGCATATTCTGTATTTCCAAGTTATACAACTGGAGATTATATTTCTGAAAAAATGATACCACTTGTTATTAAAGCGGGTGCAAGATTAATTGAATTAGATATATATGATGGTGGTAATAAACCAGTTGTAGGATTAAAAAATGAATCATTAGGATTTGATTATGCAAAAAATTCTGTTGATTTAGAATCATGTTTTGTTGCATTAGGAAATTCAGCATTTAATAAACTTGATACACCATTATCTAGTGATCCTTTTATATTAAGTTTAATGTTTCATACAGAAAATACTAATATATTAAATGCTTCTTCACAATTATTAAAAGATATTCTTGGAAGATTTTTATTAGGACCCGAATATGCATATCATAGAAAAAATTTAGCACAAGAACCTATTGATAATTTAAAAGGAAAATTAATTATTGTATCTGGTGGTTCAATCAAACATACAAAAATGGAAGAATTTGTTAATTTATCATGGTCTACATCATCTTTACGTAGATTAACATATATGCAAGCATCACAACCATATGATCATGAAGAATTAATTGAATCAAATAAAAAATCTATATGTATGGTTATACCAGATCCCGATCCCGATTTAAAAAATAGTAATCCTACAATTTTATTTAGTTATGGATGTCAATGGAATTTAATGAATTATGGTTCTTTAGATATGATGATGGAATTAAATATAGAAAAATTTCAACAAGCTAGTTTAGTTTTAAAACCTTCTGAATTAAGATATAAACCTTCTATATTAAAAACACCAGTATTATCAGATCCACAAACACATTCTTTTCAACCTATGATGCATACATCACCAATATATGATACAAATCCAACAACTGGTGATAAATCTATTGTTGTTTAAAATAAAAAAATCCTCGCGTTCATAATAAAAATGCCAAATAAATGGATGACACATGTTAAAAAAACTATGAAACGTGAATCTAGTAAAAAAAAATCTATGGGGAAAGGATGGTTTAAACATGTTTTAAAAAGTGCAAAAGCATCTTATCATAAAAAAGGTGGTGGTGAATCTGATCCACCAGTCCCAAAACCAGAAGAACTACCAGAAGAACCACCAGCAAAATCAGAAGCAATGGAAGGAGGAAAACGTCGTCGTCGTAAAACACATAGAAAACGAAGATAAAATTATAGAATAAAAAAAGATTCATTATAAGATAAAATGGGTGGAGGTTTATTACAACTTGTAGCATATGGAGCACAAGACGCATATATTACTGGGAATCCCCAGATTACGTTTTGGAAATCGTTATATAAACGCCATACAAATTTTGCTATGGAATCTTTTCGAGTAAATTTTTCAGGTACTACACAATGGGGTTCTAAACAAACTGCAATTGTTGGACGTCATGCAGATTTATTATATTCAACATATCTTCAAGTTGAATTACCTAAACAAGATAAAAATTCAGCAGATTATAGTTGGAATAATGAACAAAATTCACTTGGGTATAATTTACTTCGTTATATTGAATTAGATATTGGTGGACAAATTATTGATAGATTATATTCTGAATGGTTATATTTATGGACTTTATTGACTTCTGATACAAAGAAAGAAGAAAAATTAAGAAAATTATTATCAGGGGATGCTTTTAATACTGATGCTACATTATTAGTAAATTCACCTGGTTGTTCAAAACCTACTGGACGTCAAAGAAGTCCTAACGTTTTTTATGTTCCTTTAGATTTTTTCTATACAAGAAGTCCAGGTGCTGCATTACCATTAATTGCATTACAATATCATGAAGTTAAAATTAATGTAATATGGAGTGATCCAGAATTTATTGTAGGTAATTTTGTATCTACTAATAATGGTCAAGGTATTGGAAATTTACCTCAACCTACATCATCAGCAATTTATGTTGATTATATTTATTTAGATACAGAAGAACGTCGTCGTATGGCACAAGCTTCTCATGAATATTTAATTGAACAAGTCCAATTTAATGAAGATAAATCTATAACATCAGCAAATAATAGAATTGATCTAACATTCAATCATCCCGTAAAAGAACTTGTATGGGTAGTACAACCTTCTTATTATAGAGATTGTAGTATAATGAGACAAAAATCCCCACCAGAAACTCGTTTAAAACCATTCACATATGATACAAATCCAGTGTATGAACAATGGATTCAAATTAATGGACAAGATAGAATGGATCGTAGATATGGAAATTACTTTAATCGAGTTCAATCTTATCAACATCATACTGGAAGTTTACAAACTCAGTTAGGAGTATACTCTTATTCTTTTGCTTTAAAACCAGAAGAACATCAACCTTCTGGAACATGTAACTTTTCTAGAATTGATACTGCTACTATTGTTATGAATTTAGGTGATTCAGCTGTTGGTAATGATGATGATACTGAAACATGGGATGTACGTGTATACGCTATCAATTATAATATTTTACGTGTTATGTCTGGCATGGCTGGACTAGCGTATTCAAACTAGACCTCCATTTTCTTTTCCAATTATAGTATAAAAAAATGTCTCCTTTAGGATGGATCTTTTCATTTCTAGGTATTGTATTAATACTTGTTTCTTTACTATCATTAGTAAGTCCAAATATGATTCGTTTAAATAAATCTTTAAGTTATAGTTTATTAGTTGGAGGTGTTGTTTCTTTTGCTATTGGAATGAATATGTGAAAGAAAAAAAGAGAAGAGGTCATTTCCTTCTTTTTTTAAAATTTTTTTTAAAATCTATAATATAAAAAATGTTTGGTCTTGGAAATTCTGCTACTTTAATGTATTATTTATTGACTGGTTTAACGTTTTGGGTAATTTCTGGAGATGTATTATTCCATGTTCCTTCTTTAGGACCTATTCCTCAACCCGTTGTAAAAGCATTTGTATTCGTTACTGTTCATATTCTTGTACATCAATTAAAACGTACTTTAAAGTAATATAAAAAAAAATTAACGAATTAAATTATAAATGATTTTTTTTATTGGAATTTTTCTTCTTCTTGGATTTTTTCTTTATAGAAATTTTTTTATAGATCATTTTACATTACCTAATACATCCCATTTACCACCATGTCCTACTGGAACAGAAAGACGACCTAATGGGTTAGATTGTCAAGTTCAAAAAAAACGGAATTTATAAAGTATTTTTTTTTAAATAAATTTAAAAAAATCAGTAATTATAGAAATTAAATTTTAAAATTTCTATAATTATGAAAAGAAAACAAACAACAAAAAAAGAACGTACTTTAAAAAGAAAACAACAAGGAAAATGTTGTAATTTATGTCCAAGATATTTAAATCCTCGTGAATTTCATATTGATCATATTATACCATTATCAAATGGTGGTTCAAATGATTTTACAAATAAACAAGCATTATGTATTACATGTCATTTAAAAAAAACAAAAAAAGAATGTTCTGAACGTATGTTAGGTTCTATAAGAACAACAAAAAAAGAACGTGAATTATTTGGCTTACCTAAATGGATTGCAAAAGCAAAATAAAAAACGAATTTTTTATTGTAGCATTTGAGTATATTAAAAAATGTTTAAATTTAAATTTAATGATGGTTCTATTTTATTAGCATATCCAGCAAGATATCTTTTAGCATTAGAAATATGGAATGGAAATCGTCTACGTGATGAAAATCATATATCAAGAATAAATAATTCATTAGATTCAGTTAAAGATTTAGATAAATCACCATATACAATAGCAATTATTAATGTAGATGAACAACAACGTAAATATGTTATAGATGGACAACATAGAATAGCTGTATTAAAAAGATATTTTGAAGCTTTAGATGTTCCAGATTTTGAAGTTCTTATTATAGAAAAACAATTTAATGATGAATATGAAATTATTGAATATTTTAAAATATTAAATCAAACAAAATCTATTTTATGGCGTGAAGATCCTATTATGATAGCTAATCAATATGTAGAATTAATATGTCGTGAATTTAATAAAGATTCAAAAAAACTTCTTATTAAACCAGGGAAAACAAATAAACCATATTTATCATCAGATAGATTACGTGAAGCATTAATACAACGACATGTATTTGATTGGAAAACAACACCACAAGAATTTGTAATAAGATGTCGTGAAATTAATGATAAATATCTTGAAGATATTGATACATTAACAAATATAAATAAACGAGCAAAAGAATTAAAATTTGCTTTAGGTATTTTAGATTTTACATGGATTTAAAAAAACGAATTTTTTGTTTTTGTTTTATAAGATTTAGTATATTAAAAAAATGGATGTACGAAAATTGTATGATCATCCAATATGGCCATCACCAAGAGCTGTTATTGTTGTTAAAAATTTAAAATTAGAGTATGTTATTGAATATGATTCAAGAGGACATAAAAAAAGATTAACACATTTACAAGCGTTAGAAGTTTTAGCTAATAAAACAAAAAAAACAATCCCAGAATTTCTTATGTTATCTTATACAGATGCATGTAAAGAATTAGGTTGTTATACAAGAAATTGGAAAAATGAACAAATAATTTATAATCCAATATATAAAATTTATAAACCTTTTACTATAAAATATTGGTAAATAAAAATTTTTTATTAAAATGGATTTTTAAACTTAAATAGAAAGAATGTTTTTAAAACAAAAATGTTTTGTTGTAGACGTTTTACTAAAACAATCAATGATAATTTCAGTAATGTTAATTCTGAATTAATTTATTTGAAAAGTGAACTTGAAGATTTGAAAAGTAATTTTGAAGAACTTCAAAAAAAACAACAACAAACTAAAAAAAATCTTGTAAAAATTATTGATACATTTACTTTAAAAGAATATGTATTATTTAAAACAAGACTTCTAACAAAGAAACAAACAGAAACATTACTTGAAGAATTGTATACACTATATGATATTAAAGATTCAGAAAAAGATATTCAAAATTTTGATGAAATTCTAAATAAAAAACCTAGTATTTTAAGTTTTATAAGACAAATTGATTTTCTTAAAAATATTCTTACAAAACTTCGAGAACCTTCTTTGAAAGATTCAGATTATGCTGATATTAAAAAATTGTGGTGTAGTCAATATGAATATGATGATAATGGTGAATTTCTTAATAATGTTATTGTATGTGTTAAAAAAATTCTAAAGTAAAACGGAATTTATACAGAATAATCTTTTTAACTTCAATAAATAATGTCAGAATGTAATTTAATTGAATTAACACAACCAAACACACAATTTCGAATACTTG